TTACTACATTTGATGCTGTTCTTACTACTTCTGCTTCTGACATGGAATACTCCAAGAATTAACCCTGTGAACCCACAGGTAGGTTTTGTTGTTTTAGCACAACAGTTGCAATTTTACAACACTTAAATAGCTCGCTCAACTGCCTCTGCGTTTGCTTCTTTCATTTCAGTCTTGTTCATGTGAGCCAAAACAAGGGCTAATTGCGCCTTAAGTTGCTCAATTTCAAGCTGAGTTTGTGTCTTAATGACTGTGTCGTGCGCTTGGGTATCGGTGCGGGTCATAACATCTTCACGTTTGACTTGCAGGCGCATCTTCTCACGCTCTGTTTCAGCCTGTTGGACTTGCTCTTGGACTGTCGCACGATACTTAGCATCCATTTGCATTGCTTGGATTTGCTGTTGTAACTGCTGGATTGTGGCTTTGCTTTGAGCAATCATCATCTGAGCCTGTGGAGGCACTTCTGATTTCTCGTCAATTTGGGCGAGAGGATTATTTACTGCTAGGCGATCAGCAATTACATCTGAGCCAGGGAAATCCATATTGCGGACATATAAATCGCCTGCGACTTGTACGAGTTGTGGATCAGCAGCGAACAAACTGGTCATCGCTTCTACAGCTTCTTGACGCTTAGAGTTGTAGCCTGGGCCTGTATCCATTACTACATCATATTCACCCACAGTAACATCATTTAAGACCTTAGCTACGCCATTTTCGTCTGAACCTGGCTGATTTAATGTAACGATTTCAGGCTTTCCATCATCGCCAATGATTCGCATAACTCGTTCTCTGTCATAAATCTTAGGCACTAAATCAAGAATGATGCGACCTGTGTGACGGATTGAGCGTGTCAAATTATCGTAATAATGGAAATTGGTCATGTCAGCTTGCATCTGCTGACCTTGAATTGATTTGCCTGACTGAATTCCTTGTGGAAGCTGGCTAGGATCAAAAATACCAACTACAGCTTGTAAATCCTGATTCATGCCTTGCAAAGCTGACATCACGCCCGCAGGAGGTGGCTCAGGTTGCAGTCTGGTAGGCTGTGGGGCTGGTCTGCCTTCTGTGTCTGTTTGTTTGTAGCGTAAAACAGGCATCGCCTTGATGTTAGCCATCGCCCATTCGTTTTCATGCCCTTCATCTTGACCTTCTGCCAACAGCCATTTTGCTTTAGGAGCAAGAGCCACAGTTTCAGTCAAAGCCGTTGACCAGTAGTTATACATACGCTGTGGGTCTTTTGCCATGCGAACTAGACCAAATTTCTTATGCTTGTCATCTACACGCACTTCTTGACCATAAACAGGCACGATAGGAATATATTTACCAGCCCACTCGCCTTCTTCGAGGATTTGCATAGCAGTTAACTTGCAATATTTGATCTTTTTGCGCCATACATCACGCTTAGCAATAACTGTAATCCCAGCCTCAGCTAAGACTTCTTTGCTAGGAATCTCTGAAGAATAGCCAGTAGTGCCATCAGATAACTCTAATAGCATATCTTTAGTGCGCTCTGTGTAGAAATACTCAGCTACACGAATATCTTCTTTTGTAACCCATTCGGACTCGGTATCTCCAGTTCCCCTTGAGGAGAATCCTTGATCCACCTCTGCATCTGGGTACATGGTTTTAAACACTTCTTTACTGATAACTGTTGTGATAAGAACTCTTTCAGCATCAGAGCCATCAGGAAGAACGCTATTAGGATCAAAATAGACAGTAAAAGGGTTTTCAACTGGCTTAATGTAGATTTCTTGGTCAAAGCTATCTTCCCTTACATAATCGGTTGTAACACGCCAATATCCCCAGCCCATCTTGACGCAATACTCAAAAGCGTGGTCGTAAGCTGCATCTGCATCGGATTGGTTCTCAATATGACGGCAAATACCTGTCAGAATTTCAGCAACTTTCTCGTCTGACTGATTGTTCATGCCATGCACTTTGATGCGTGGGCGTTGTTGTCTTTGTTGGTTACAGATTTGACGGATATAAGCGTCAACTTTATTGATAGTTAGACATGGGCGAGCCTCTAATACACGGCTATTTTGCACATCTACAGGCCATTGATCGCCTGCTGCGAATCTTACGTCATCCAGGGCTTCTGCACGATTATTGCTATCCGAATCATTACAAAGCCGTAAAAAGTCTTTGGCTTCTTGAATTCTGCCATCTGATTGGGAGTCTGCAACTCTGTCGTATGCCATAGGTATTCCTTAAATATTGCCCGATTTTAAGACAAGTGTTGGATTTTTACTACACATTTTAACCCATCCAAGAGCTGGGTAGTTGATAAGTTGCCTTCTGTTTGGGCGCTTTTCTAGGCTCATTGACCATCAACCCAATATAGCGGAACGCATCAGCTCCGTGCGAATAGTTGTCATGTAATGGCTTTTGGCTGAACTGCTTGGTGTCAGGGTCAACATCGTAGCGATAATGACGCAAACATTGAATACCTTCGTGTGAGTTGGTCTTATCAAACCAGCACTTGTTAAACATCATTCGGGCAGCATTAATAGAATCAGCGATTGGTGTTCGCTCAATAACTCTAGTGTTAAACCCTGAAGCTCTAACGATTTCCTCAATACTTTTGCCGTTTGATGCCAAAGTTTTGTTTCCAGCATCGTGGGGTAGCCAAATAGTGTCGTAAACATATCCATAAGACTGCATTTTAGCTAAATAATGTGCAATAGTTTCTTGATTGTTCTCGTAATAGCGGATAAGACGGACTTCCATTCCAATAAACTGAACAAACCAAATAGCAGTAGCATCTGCCCAGCCCAAATCAAATACAGCGTGAACAGGTTTAATTGGATCGTAGGGTACATTGGTTATCCTTCCATCTAGTTCTGCTAATGTTAGCTCTTTGGCGAAAATAGCACCATCTACAGTCTGACGGCACAAGCCCTCCCAAACTGTGTTGTAGGCCTCTCTATCTCTGGCGTATAAAGCGTCTTTTTCTAATCTGAGCGTGTCAGGAAACCAGGGATTGTCTGACCAATTAATCTTTGCCACAACGCTGTTTTCGGGCGGGGCAAGCACAAACCTTTGGTATGTTTCGTCTGACTCAAGTTCTGGGTTAAATGTGACCCATATTTCTGAACCTTCTTTACGAATTGTGGGGATAAGAACATTCCACGATGTTTTAGATACGCTCTGTGCCTCCTCGACCCAACATATATCCACGCCCTCATAGGACTTGATATTGGCAACATTGTTTTTAAGTCCGACAAAAGCAAACTCAGTCCCATTCTTACCTCTGATTGAGTTTTGCGTAATCTCATAGAATGACTCTAGCTTTAAGGCAATGATTTGATCGGATAGAAGCTTGTGAACGGATTGTCCTATAGAGTTTTGAAACTCACGGGCGCATAAGACTCTGGTTGGCTTTTTGACACCAAGAACCAATAAAGCCCTCGCAACACCCCAAGACTTAGCCCCACCACGACCCCCATAAAGAACTTTGTAACGCATAGGCTCAAAGAGGAATTGCAGTTTGATAGGGAAGTCAACCGCAGATATTGCCTCCCGCAGTTCTTGGGTGATTTCACTCACTTGGCTTTACAAACCTGACTTCTAATGAAGTAACGATGCTATTGCCTTCTGCATCTTCAAGCGTAGTAGCCTGAACTGCCTTGCCGTCTAAACGATCAGCTACTTCTTTGACAGCCCATGCTTCCCCTGCTTCTGCTTGATCTAATATCTTGTCAACAATCCTGCCAATTTTCTGTGGATTCTGAGCTAAAGCCCTTCTCATAGCATCTAAAAAAGGCTTATTCTTTGTTGCGTTCTTGTTACCAATAGGCGCACCGACAGGATTATTTGACTTTTCTTCCATTTCTTTGAATTATAATTACTTTTTGTTGTATTTATGCAACAGTAATGGGTGCAGAGCCTTCATTAAGGCTTACTACATCACCATTAGCTGTTACTTGGCTTACTGGTGGGTTAGAAGCATTAAGCGCAGCTACTTGAGGAACAGACTGTCCATGTACCTTAGCTATAAGTGCAGATACATCGCTATATGCTGCTTTTGATAGATGGGTAAGGATTGCCTCTACCTCAGTAATTTCTAAACGCAAGTTAATCATTTCTTTTTAGCCTTTGCTTTTTTAGCTTCACGCTGAACATTAAGAGCGATGGCAACAGCCTGTTTCTGTGGCTTGCCTGCCTTCATTTCTGTTTCGATGTTTTTCGACACAGCACTCTTTTTTACTGACTTAGTTAATGGCATTGCTTTGCTCCTTGTTGTTGCCTTCTTCAAGGCGGGTTTTGCTTTAATTTCTGCTTTGCGTGGTTCAAAATCATCAGTAGCAATAGGAAAATGCCATTGGTTAGATGGCTTTGGCTTTGGGCCGATGACTTTACTTAACCAAGATTTGATGCGATGTATCATATATCCCCTTCTTCTATCCAACATATATCTTGCCATGAAAGCAACAAACACTTCTCGCCCTCGTGGTCTATCTTGGTGAACTTCAGATATTCCTCTTTGGGATCATCGTTCATAGTGCCAAAACGGACTCTCGCCCCAACTTGAATTGGCATTGCTTCTCTGCGGTCTGCTGATACCTTTTTGCCAGGGCCTACCGCTACTACAGTTCCCATGTTCTCAGCTTCTTTGTTATCCACGATAATTACAGAGCTTAAAACACGAACATCTGGGCGGACAATAATCTTGTCCCCCAGAGGTTTAAAAGTTACAATTCCTTCAGCCATTTCAATACTACCTTATTGTTGTGGTTATACAGCCTGTAGCCCTTTACCGAGAGCTATGGGCTGTAGTTTTATTCGTCTTGAGCGTGTGGATGACGCATATGGCTGTAGCACTCACGCTCGCCCATATTGCCATCATTCAACTCACCCAGCTTGCCTTCAAAGTTGCCAGCATGGGAGAGTGGGCGTGAACCCATTGCATCCATTTTGCCCATTGCTACGCCACCAACTAGCTTGACTTTGCGCTCGCCAGAGGTATCAGAAGCATCTGCACCTTTTGGTAGCTTATCGCCAGTTGATAGTGGAATACCTTTGCTGCTGTCCATTTTGCCCATGATTTATCCTTTAAGATGGGGTTGATACACTACGAATAATAATACTATTTTACGATTTTTCAAGCAATTTTACTAGATTTATCGCACCTTCAATATCGTGGATTCTAGCTACTGTTGATCCACGCCAATTTAACATAAATGCTTGTTGCGCTGCTGTGAACTTTGCTTTTTCATCAGACTTTATTTCAACAAGTGCCGTCTTCTGGTTTTTACCCACGACCAAATCTGGGAATCCCCCAGCAACCCTGCTCGTATCAAATACAGAACAGCCAAGCTCTCGTAGCGCCTTAACGATAAGCGAATGATTAGCATCAACTTTTCTAGCATAGGTCATTGAATTGTAATAAATAAAAGGTTAGTATCTAAACACTTTACACCAATAGGGGATGAAATGGCACAAAAACCATTATCGCATCAAGAAATGCAAGAAGCGGTAAATGCTTTCGCTAAGACTGGTAACAAAAGAAAATCAGCCGAACTTCTTAATCTTCCTGAAGGCACTTTTAATTCAAGATATAGAGCTGCTTTGGCTAATGGAATAAAGGCAACAATAGAAGCGTTTAATAAAGATTTAAACGAACTTAATGAGGCTAAAAATAAGATTCGTCAACTTGAGGCTACTATTCACGCCCATGAAGAAAATACATTAACTGCTGAATACATCAAAACGACTATTTTAAAGATGTCAAAAAAGGCGGTATCTCCTCCTAATTGGCTAATTAAACCCAATAAAGGCAAAAGAAGCGCAGGCGTTCCCACTCTATTTGCATCAGATTGGCATTGGGGCGAGGTAGTTGACCCAAATCAAATCAATAACGTAAATGAATACAACGTGGCGATTGCACAAGATCGTGCAAAAGTCATGATTGAAAAGACCATTGATTTACTTAAAAACCATGTAGCCTTATCCGATTACCCTGGCATTGTATTTGTATTGGGTGGCGATATGGTTTCTGGTGACATCCATGAAGAACTGATGGCTACAAACTCTATGGAGATTATGCCCACAGTTATAGATTTGTTTGGTGTATTGACTTGGTGTATTGAAACTTTAGCCGATGAGTTCGGAAATGTCTTTGTTCCGTGCGTAAGTGGTAATCATGGGCGCAACACGCACAAAATTAGGGCAAAAGGCAGAAACTTCACATCCTTTGATTGGTTACTCTATCAGTTTCTATCAAAAAGGTTTGAAAATGATTCTCGCATCCAGTTTCATATTCCTGACGGCTCAGACGCCTATTATTCAATCTACGGACACAAGTATCTTCTTACACATGGGGATCAATTTCGTGGGGGTGATGGTGTCATTGGCGCTTTAGGCCCAATCATTCGTGGAGATCATCGTAAACGCTCCAGAAACGCTCAGATTGATATGGAATATGACACAATGATATTAGGTCATTGGCATCAACTAATCCAGCTAGAACGCCTTATTGTAAATGGTAGTCTTAAAGGTTACGATGAGTATGCCTATGCTAATAACTTTGGCTTTGAACCACCACGCCAGGCATTATGGATTACCCATCCCGAACATGGTTTAACATTTAGTATGCCTGTTTATGTTGAAAGAAAACAAAAGCAGCTTAACAAAGAATGGATTACCTGGAAGTGAAGCTAACACCCGCAATTCTTCGTAATTTGTATAGCGCAATGGTATGTTGCGAGCCATATTGCAAGTGGAATATGCCTTTACCAGAGCAAGTCAAGTTTATTGTTGATGCAGACCCTGAAGCGATGGGCACATATTTGCACGATGACGGAGATTGGGAACACATCGTTACAGTATCAGAAGCTCGTTGTGGGCATCTTTACACAGTTATGACAACCCTTTGCCATGAAATGATTCATATGAGCCGAGCCAACACAGTTACTCACGCCTGGACAAAGCACGATGCCACATTTAAACGCAGAGCAAAGCGAGTCGCTACCGAACTAGGTTTTGATCCTTTGGAACTCTAACGAATTTTCTGTAATACCAATTCGAGCAGTTCTTCTTCTGTAGTAGCGTACTCTCGCTCAAAGCGTTTGCGACCCATTCCGTGAATACTGGTATTTGCGCCTCTATGGTGGTAGGGGCATAAGGGGATAACAGGGGCATCACTTCGTTTACCAGCTCGTCTAATGTGATGTATCTCTGCTGGAGTCCCTTCATTGCCTTGTTTGTAACAAAGGATGCAGCCAAATCTCGCCAAGCGATCATAATGCGCTTTTTGAGTTTTAGTGGACACTTTTCGTGCTAGTCCAATCTTCTAATTCTTGAGCAGATTCTGTTATAGAACAAGCAATTAAATAGGCTTGTGAATATTTACCTTTAAGTACCGCTTCGTGATAGTGTTTGATGAATGAGTTAAGTTTAAGAATAATGTCTGCATAATCGTTCATCGAGTGACTCTTTCTATTTGTCTGTTGTTAGCTTGTTCTGTGCGCCAAGTTTCCCATCTCATCTTGGCTGCTTCTAACTGCCATTTTAATACTTCTGCTTGTTCGGTGGCTGCTCCAATACCCTTGCATAATTCTTGATATTCAGGGCTAGAATATGCCTCTCGCTCTTGCGCCCCTAGTGATTGTTCACTAGACTGCTTCATCTTAATTGCTTTAAGACTATGCTTATATGCTTCAAGCTCTGCTAACTGACCTTTAGCTTTAGCATACTTGGGAGCGTTATTATAAATAAATTCTACTGCATTGTTTGGATCATATTCTTGCATTTATTTTCTCCCCTATCCATCGCATTACTGGCACAGCCATAGAATTTCCAAGAGCTTTATATCTTACACCGCTTGGACAGTTTTCTTTAATGTTTGTGTAATTGTCAGGAAATCCTTGCAGTCTTTCACATTCAACTTCTGTAAGCCTACGAACTGCCATGTTTTGTATAGCTACTGCTTCCACAGGTGTTCCATTACTACGCCATCCGCTACCTGGATTAGCTCTTAATGTTCCGCTTATATCAGATGACCCAACTGCTACTGCTGAATTTTGACTTGTAGTTAATGTATTAGATTGTTCTTGTAAAAATGTCATTTCATCAGGTCTAGCGTTTGAATTAAATCCCATAGCCAATGGAACATTATTGCCACCTGTTCCCCATCTTGCTGTTACTGTGGGGCTTATTTCAATTTCTTTAATACGACTATCCGTTCCATGATTTTCGTAAGCAACTGCATGACGGCTAACTGTATCTAATGTATTCATTGGGTCACCAGGTTTTCCGATGCCTAAACCATTTCCCTTTCCATCGTTGTTTCTGTTTGCTCCGCCACCTTTATATTGAGTAGCTTGTGCATGAATTGGAATAGCTAAGATTGTTTCTGTTTCATAGTCATTTCTAACGCTTGTTGTAAGGCACTTGGCAATATCTTTCCCCTTGCTTCTGCCCTTCTGAGTATTCCTTGACAAGCAGTCGGACTCAAATAATACTTCTGCGGCAGATTGCCAATCTCCAATACATCCGACAACAAACACTCTTCTGCGTCTTTGGGCGACTCCAAAGTATTGAGCATCAAGCACCCGATAGGCCCACCCATACCCGAGTTCGCCCAACGCCCCGAGGAATGAACCAAAATCCCTTCCTTCGCCTGAACTGAGGACACCTGGCACATTTTCCCAAATGCACCACTTGGGTCTAAACTTATCAAGAATTCCAACATAGGTAAGGGCAAGGTTTCCTCTAGGATCTTCAAGTCCTTTTCTAAGACCTGCAACGCTAAATGATTGGCAGGGAGTTCCTCCAACCAAAAGTCCAACTGTGTCATTAATTTTCCATTCTTTATATTTAGTCATATCGCCATAATTGGTGACTTGTGGGTAATGATGTGCAAGCACTTGGCTAGGAAATTTCTCAATCTCGCTAAATCCTACAGGCTTCCACCCCATGTGATGCCACGCAACTGTGGCAGCTTCTATGCCAGAACAAACGGATAGATAGTTCATTTGAGCGCCATCCATAAACCAACTTGTGCAAAAGAATAGCCTAGCCAAATCATAGCGTTTGGTATAGAACCTTTGCGTAACTGCAATATTCCTACCATCAAATATCCAAGCCCTGTTGCTGCAATAATGGTTTTTTCCAACATTTATATTCCCCCCTGTTTCCTAATTGATACTGCGTATAAAAATCTTTTAACAATGCTTCTGGC